GCTATGCTCCTTGACGGTAGCCTTGAGGCGGACGGTGTCGCCGATCTCGCCGGGGAGATTGTTGGCGACTAGCACATTGCCTTCGGCGGTGCGGAGGATCACTTTCTCGGTGTAGCCGAACTGGGTAGAGTAGCCGAAACGGTTAGTGACCACCCCTTCAAACTCCTTCCGCTCCCCGACGGTCCCGACGTGGTTGCTAGCCGCAGCCTGCTTCGCCTTCACCGCCTGACTCCGCGCCCGGTTCACCGCAGCAATAACGGACACTCCCACCCCGAACGTCTTGCGGGTAACGTACCCGGAGCGGAGAACCGTTAGGAGGTTATGGAGGTATTCGCTGCCGTCGTCTGGCAGCGCTAGCGCTTCGGCGATGAGCGCTTCAGCCGTTTCCTCTTCCTCTTCAGTTAGGTGGGTGCCTTCGTGCAGAAGCTCCCACGCCCCATCCTTCGTGCTGCGAATGCCACGCTCCTCCGCCTTAGCCTTGGAGACGTACTGGCCGTTATCCGCTTTAAGCGCTAGGGCGACCGCGGTTGTCAGGCTGTACGCTGGCACCGCGCACCCCTCATGCGTCCGCTCCTCGCGGTCCCCGTAGTCCTTGAGAAATTCAGTTAGGGTGGCGAAGTGTTCAAACACTTTTGCCAGGTTCTCCGCCGTGTCGGCGGCGGTGAAGTGCCGGAGGCAGGACCGCCCCACCTGCTTCACCTGCCCCGCTTCGGAGCGGAGGAGGAAGGTGTCGGCGCGGCGTCGGTTGGTCGAGCAATGCTCACACTCGATTGCGCTAGTGCGGAAGCGGGCGGGCACCTCCTCCCCTGTCCCGAGGATTATGTTAGCGTCCCCCTGCGGGGTGATGCGGGCGAGGAAGCTCCACCCCTTCACCATCACCTTTTCCTCCGCCCCCGTGATTTCCAAGTCGTGGACTTCGGCGGTGACGGTGCGGGAGGTGGAGGGGTAGCCGTCCCCAGTGTAGGTGTGGACCTTCACCTGCTCCACGCGGGAGGCGGTGACGGTGAAGGCGGGGATGGCGACCCCCAGCCGCTTCGCCTTCCGCTGGAGGGCGGTGAAGGCGGCGGCGAAAGCGGGGAGGGAGCGGACGGTGATCTTCATTAGGTGCGGTTCGGTTCGGAGTTTTGTTAGTCAACCCATACGTTCCAAGCGGCTTGCGCTTCCTGCGCTGCCTCGATCCGGTCATTTGCTGCCTGGGCGTTTGCTGCCGCCGCGGCAGCGCTTGCGGCGTTCATCGCTTTCTTCTGGCGGGCCACCCACCTCTCTACCAGGTCGATGCGCTCGAACTCGGAGAGCGCCCCGTCTTGGTACATTTCTTCGATTTGTGGGAGGGTGAGTGGGGGGAGGTTCATAGTGTTTTCCTTTCGGGTTTGGGGTTGGACGCGTTCTGCGTCCCCCTATTTACACCCCCCGGAAATGATTCGCAACTGTTTTTTGCACATTCTGCAAATTATTTTCGGGGTACGCGAACGCGGGTAAAAAGATGTTAGCGGTACGCACTCGCGTAAAATCAGTTAGCGGTGCCGCCTAGCAAAAAGCCCGCCCCTTGTGAGGGCGGGCTGCGTGGAGTGTGCTAGTGTCAGTCGCTCCAGCGTGCCGAGTAGCGGTAGCCGCGGGCACCGCCGGACTCTGCCTTGCCAAGTGTCAGGCCCCAGTACTCTGCGAAGGCGGCGGCTGCGTGGTGGTGGGCGTTCTCCGCCGCGTAGTCGTAGGCGAAGGTCTTCTGCCCCCACTCGCTGCTCGTAACGCGGATTTTCGCGCCGCGAGTGTTAGTGGCTGGGACGTGGGTAGTGCGGACAAAGTTAGGTTTCATGGGTGTGGTTCGGTTTAAGTTAGGTAAAGAAAGATGTTAGCGCCAGCAAGCCTCCTCGTCCGCCCGCCGCTCTGCGAGAACTTCGTCTGCCTGGTTGCGGCGGTAGGCGGCGGAGCCATAGACCGGGTAACTCTCGTTCCAGAATAGCGGGTTAATCCAGCCCGCCGCTTTCACTCGCGCCGCCAAGCGCTCGGCAACCTCCGGTGCGGGGGCGTGCTTCCCGTGTACCCACCGGGTGCCGTCCGCCGCCTCGGCGACCACAACCGCGATGTCGCGGTAAATCGCCCCGCTAGGGTTGGTCATGTCCGCCATTTCGTCGTTGAATCCGACGATGCCCGCCTCAATGCGAACGAAGCAATTTGCGATTCTCTCTTTCATGTTAGTGTGGTTCCTTTCGGGTTTGGGGTTTCGGCGTTGCGTTCTGCAACTCCCCACAAATACACCCCCTGAAAAGATTTGCAACTCCTTTTTTGCAATTTGTGCATTTTCCCGAAATCGGTACGCATCCGCGTAGAATTAAGCTAGTCGCTTGCCCTGGCAATTCAGCCCGCCACGGGCACCGCGTTCGCGTAGACCGCTAGCAAAGCAGCGGCAAGTGTCAGGGCTTCCTCCACTAGCAGAGGGCTCCCGGCAAAGGATGGTGCCCCGTCCTCACCTTGCGTTATTCTCAGAACCAAGTCCTCGCCCCGGCACACTGTTAGGACGATAGGGAACTTGTCAGGCGCGTTCATGCCAGGAGGAGTTTGCCAGCTTTCATCTCTTCGTAGGCGATTGAGATAGCGTCGATCTGATCGTCAAAACTTCCGTCTGGAAACTGTTCAAGTTCGTCGATGAAGTCTTTGTTCCAAGACCCGCGCACGATAACAAACTTCCCGGCTTCGATCTTTGCTAGCCATGGCGCGGCCCGCATGAGCTTGCTTTTACTCTTGGGGTTTCGTGCCCTGACCGCAACCTTGCCTAGCAAACCCTGCTGTAGTGTGGAGAAGCCGGACTGGAAACCGCCAACCGCTTCCACCCCGATGCGGGCGATGCCTAGCATTTCAAGGTCTTCCAGTGAGACGCGTTTGATTGCCGCCTCCACCCGCCCCCACACCATGCGCTGCCGGAACATATCTGTTAGGTAGAGGGTGTCCGTTTCCTTGTCCCACGCCAGGCGAGCGCCCGCGGTGTAGTCGCTAGTCTGCTGCTCGGTCAGGGCCAAGTCCCACCCGCGGGTGCATGGGATGTTGTTAGGCACTTGGGAGGCATCACACCGCCTGACAAGGTTCACGTCCACCTGGCCGGAAGAGGAAGAGCGCGGTGCCTGCTGGAAGAGGGAGTCCCACTCGTAGCCTAGCAGAGCCGCCCGCATCCCTTGCAGGAAGGACAGGGGTCGGATTTCCGGCGCTAGTGGTTCGCCTTCCGCCCGCCCTAGCGGATCGTCTCCCCTGCCGTCCGCGACCGCCTTATAGACCACCCGGTCGAAGACCGCATCACCCTGACCTTCGTCAATAAGCTGCTGCGTGTACTCGTCACTTGTTAGGTGGCCGATCAGGTCGTGCGGGTGCCAGCGTGTGCCGATGAGGAGAATCTTTGCGTCAGGCGAAAGCCGCGTCATGCAGTCCGCGAAGAACCACTGAATAACCTTGCGGCGCTGAATAGCGGATTCAGCTTCGGCCCGTCCAGGGTGCGGGTCGTCAATGATTAGCCAGTCGGCCCGCCGACCTGTTAGCTTGGAGCCTGCGGAACGCACCACCACGGACGATCCGTTAGAGAAGACCACAATGTCGGCGCGGTCTGCACCCTGACGCGGGGACAGTCCGCCGAAGATGCGGCGGTAGGTAGGAAGCCGCAGGATGTCTTTCACCTCCCCCAGAAACTCCACTAGCAGAGCGCGGCTGAATCCCGTTAGGGCGACGTGCGTGCCGGGGTAGGCGGCGATGATCCATGCCACCGCCCGCACGGCTAGCATCCGGCTCTTGCCGTGCTGCGGCGGGGCGGAGACTGCCTGACGCGGGCGGCGCGTCCCGTCCGCCACCCCTTGCACAAGGTCCGCTAGCTGGAGGTGGAAAGGCGTTAGGCGGTATGCGCTGCCCTCCGTCTGCGGGAAGCATAGCGAGCAGAAGACGGCGAAGCATGTCCTAGCCGCTGTCTCCAGGCGTCGGCGTGCCGCTAGGAATGCAGCGTCGCTCATCATTTGCAGGCTCATGCGTTAGGCTCTTTGGGAGTTGCATTGCTTGCAAATATATCCGGCACGCGCTGGCAGGCAATCCGCATCGCCTCCACAATAGCCGCATCGTCTAGCTCCGCCCGGTCCTGCATGATTTCAGAGCGCCCGTCCACCACCGACTTATCGCTAGCGTCAGGCGCGGCCAGGGCTTCCTGAATGTGGTCAGGGCGGTAGGCGTTGCTGTACCCGTTGCGGGCTCCCTTGTTAGCGAGATAGAAGATCATCGCCTTCGTGTCCCCGTCGTTGATGCGAAGGAACAGCTTGCTTTCCACGAAGTCCACCTGCCTAGCCTGAACCTCTTCAACGTCAGCACGGAAGGCTAGGTCGGCGGCGTACCAGTAGTCATACTCGGAGCGTGAGATGCTAGTGTCCTTGAGCGTCTTCGACACCAGCCCCATGTTCTTTGTCAGGCCCTGGAGGAATGCGGCCTTGCGGTTAGCGATGACCTGCTGGCGCTCCTGCTTTCGCGTCTCTTCAAGAACGCGGGCGGAGATGCCCGCATCGACTTTGCGGACACGCGGGCGGGCTGGACCTGCTGGCGTCTTCGGGTTCATACCCACTAACTAAGCCACTGTTTACGAACTTCGCTAGCCACAAATTCCATCATTCGCGGCGGGACGCTCATGCCTATCAGGTACTTGAGAGTAGCCGGATTGTCAGCCGCGTAGTCGTCAGGAAACGATCCCAGCCTGCGCCACTCCATGCAGTTTAGCTTTCGCAACTCAGACCAGTGCGCGTAGTTATGGTGCGACGCGGCTAGAGTGCAGGCAGGTTTCCTATCGTCTAAGCGTATGAAGTTAAACCACGACACTTTGCCTAGCTGCTTAGCGGCTACTCTATTGTAGCTTTGCCCTTTCCGGGCACGCGCCCAGAATCGAATGTGCGTCTCTTCCGGGTCTAACGAATTATCTACTGCGTCTTCAGCCGTGGCAGTTTGTACGTCCCGGCACGCTGCCCCCGCAGACACCCACGGGCTGTTAGGCTTTAGAACTAAAGGCGCGTCAGATACGTCCTTTCTAACCCCGCAAAAAAATACCCGTTTGCGATGCTGCGGAACGCCGCAATCTGCCGCGTCTAGCTGGAATACTTGTGTGCGATACCCCAGCGCACGCATGCGATCCACAATACGTTTACTGTATAGCTTAGCATTGCCTAGCAGGATTCCTGTTACGTTTTCAGCAATCAGGACTTTGGGCCTGACTTTTTCTGCAAGGTCAAGGTAGTCAAAGAATAGGTCGGACAGCACCTGTTTAGCCTGACCTTCCGCGAACCGCTTATTCACGCCCCAGTCTTTCTCCCGGTTCCCTGCCATGCTAAAAGTAGAGCAGGGCGGCGAACCGTCCAGAATATCTACATTGCTAGGCAATGAAGAGGTAGGGATGTCCTTGATAGGGCAGACTTCGATAGGTGTCCCCGGCAGATTCCTGGCGTAGTGAGACGCCATGACAGGGTCGATGTCGTTAGCAAGAACCACCCGGCATCCGGCCAGCTTGTAGCCCATAGAGCTTCCACCGCCGCAAGAAAATGTGGAAATTACGGTAGGTGCCGACTTGCTAGGCTTGGGCAAGTCTGCCAGCATCCAAGCGCATGCAGGCTTCACTTTGGCAGGAAGTGCAGGTGACACCGCGGGCAGGTGACTCCGTCAGGAGTGTCGTCTACGTTGACTTCGCCTGAGGCTGATTCGCGGCTAGTAGTTTCGGCGCTACCCGCCTCAGTCTTCGGCTCTAGCAGATGCTTGAGTTCGTGGTCGCTGAACCCTACCACGGATAGGTCAAACTCATCCGCCTTCAGGTCAGATAGGATGTCAGGCAGAAGGTTGAAATCCCACTCTGCACCCCACTTGTTAGCCGCTAGCAGAGCCGCAGCCTCTTTCTCTTTCGGCCAGCGCACTTCCCGGTAGGAAAACCGAACGCCGGACACTAGCTCCGCAAAGCCGTAAGCGACGGTTCCAGAAGCGTCAGGGCTTTCAAGCTGATGCGTGCGCGTGATAGCGGGATCACCACTAGCCTTGAAGGCTTCCACTCGTTTGTGTCCGCCGACTAGATGGCCCGTTGTTAGGTTGAACACGACGCCTGACAGGTCGCCAAACTCTGCCAAGGATTTTGCAAAGGCTTCGGACTGCTTCTCATCTTTCCACGGAAGGCGAGGGTTCTTTGCGTTAGGCGTTAATGCGTTTGCAGTGTCAGGAGGCGCAACGGTCTTTGCGCGTTTGCGTGCGGGTGCGGATGCCATGGTCGTGTCTGTTAGGGTTGGACAGGGGTGAGTTGCGCGTGGGTCGCTTCGACTTGAAGTGCCGCGTAGGCTAGGAGATCGACGTAGTTGTCGTAGCCGTTAGGGTCGCGTTCGATCCGCTCTTCCTTCAGGCAGCCCATGAAGTGATAGCCTTGCGCGGGTGTTAGCTTGATCCCCGTAGCCGCTTGGAACCGCTCCACGATACCTTCCATGCTCCGCTCCTTGCTAGTCTTGCCGTCCTTGTCGTACCTCACGCCCCTAGCCTCCAGCGTAGCCGCCGCATCCCGCAAGAGTTGCGCGGCGTCGAACCGGATAGGGCTAGGAGGGACGAGTTGCACGGCTTGCAAATTTCCTACCACCTCCCCGCCTGACTCTCCAGTGATCGGGGTTCCCCCTGATTCTTGGATAGGCTCGACGGCAATGCGGCCGGACTCTTCCGCTGTGTCGTTAGGAAGTAGAGACGGGGAAGGTGGCGAAGCGCTGCCTGAAGAACTGGAGCCGCTAGCGGAACTTGCGCTGCTGCTGCTGGAAGAGGATGGTTTCATGTCGGTGGTGGTGTTAGTAACGCGGACAGCCTGGCAGGTACTAGCGGGCTCATCCACCGCGAGGTGCGTTCCCTGCCAGACTATCTGAGCCGCGTCTACTCCACCACCGCAGATTGTGCAAGTAAATTTTCAGCGGTGCCTGACAATACCTCCGGGATGGGGCAGCCGTTAGCCTCGCACCACCGCCGCACTCCGCGCTCCATAGCGGCTAACGCACCCCACACTGTCAGGCGCGTGCCGTCGTAGCCTTCGATCCGGGGGAGCCCTTTCATGCGCTGGATGTACCGCACTAACTTGCGGGACATGGGCGCATCCTGCAACGCGGAAGTTTTGCTAGGTCGGACGTAGGCTTTGCAGGCGCGGGTGCCGAACGTGGTGGTCAGGAGGTTGTTCTTTGCTAGCCCGCGTTTCGGGTTGATCCGGTAGACCACTCCTTTCGAGAACTCGCCGTAGTGCCAGACCCACGCTAACTCCCCGTCGGTGAACCGCACCCCGTCGATAACGATTCGGCGCGTGTTGCCCGTCCCCTTCGATCCTGCTAGGGTTCCCGCCGCCCTTCCGTGGATACCTGCTTTCCACCTGAACTCTAACGGACTCCCTTCAAGGGTGAAGCAGTACCGGAGGGCATCCGTTAGCGCTAGGGTTGGCGCTCCCTCCCCTGGGGGTTTGAGTCGAAGTGTCTGCGGCGTGATGCCCAGCCCTCGCGGCCAGGCCATTGTCTTTTTGCCTGACACTCTCCAGGGTTGAGCATCTGCGTCGTCCTCCAGTGCTGCGGCTAGGGATTCCGCCACCGCCTCACGCTTCGCCTCGGTCGCTAGCTTAGCATCTCTCTTCTCCTCCCACGCTTTCTGCCTAGCCGCAGCCGCGACCGCTAGTTCTTCCTTGCGAACCCTGGCCTTTTCTGCCGCCACCGCATCGAGCGCTGGCCCTAACTTGAGGTTGCCGGGTAGGATGTTGGACGGGTTGCCGTCCTTGTAGGTGATAGGGC